TTACGAAAAAAATGTTTAAAATTGCAATAATGTAAAAAGAAAAACATTGATTATTTTTCAATATGATTATTTGATTGATTAATAATGGTAATTATTTCTTGTTCGGATTTTAGAAAGTGTTTGCCAATTTCAAATAATGCATTATCGCCAATTCGTTGTTTTCTTAATGCAATGCAAGTAGATAAGAATTGTTGTATAATATAAGATTTAATTAAGCTAATAATTTCGATATTATCTTTTTCAATAGCATAATCTAGTGATGTTTTACCATTAATATTTTTTATATGAGGGTTAGCACCATTGTTAAGGAGTAGTTCAATAATATTTTTTATATGAGGGTTAGTATAGAATAAGTCATTGTTAAGGAGTAATGACTTATTATAAATATACATTACATAATGTAATGGTGTATAACCATCATTATTTGATTTATTGATATCAACGCCTTTTTTAATGAGTAGTTCAATAATAATGAGTTTATTACAATTAATTGCATATTTAATTGCATAATGTAATGGAGTATTACCGTTATTATCTTTTATATGATGGTTAGCACCCATTTTAATGAGTAATTCAATAATATGTATGTTATTATGAATAATTGCATAATGTAAAGGTGTTTCATCACATCTATCTGGTATATTGACATCAGCGTCCATTTTAAGTAGGAATTCAACAATATCTGAGCGATTTAAATCAATTGCGGTATGTAATGGAGTATTCCAATTTGTATTTAATTTATTGATATCAGCGCCCATTTTAATTAGTAATTCAACAATATTTTGTTTATTATACATAATTGCATGATGTAATGGTGTATTACCATGATTATTCAGTTCATTGATATCAGCGCCATTATTAATGATCATTTCAACAATATTTAATGGATTATTTCCAATTGCACTATGTAATAGTTTATTACCATATTTATCTGGTTTATTGACATTAGCGCCATTATTAATGAGCATTTCAACAATATTAATATTTATGTTAGTACGATTAACTGCATAATGTAATAGTGAATCATTTTTTATTTCTGAATGTATATCAGCACCATGTTTAATGAGTAATTCAATAATATATTGTTTATTATACATAATTGCATATAATAATGGCGTCTTACCACTTTTATTTGGTTTATTAACATCAACACCATGAGTAATTAATAGTTCAACAATATATAATAGATTGTTTCTGGTAGCTAAGCATAAAGGAGTATCGCCATATTCATTTATTTCATTAGGATCTGAGCCTTGTGTAAGTAATGTTTTAATGTATTCTTCATTATTTGATTGTATAGCAAAATATAATTGATTATTCGTAGTCATAGTTATTTGTATTTATTCAAATATATTTTCAATTTTAAAAATAAAAAAAATAATAGGGAGGGGTAAGTTTAGTTGTCTAAGGCAAATGTTTTGTTATCGAGTGGGTTATCGCGATTTTTGTTGAATGGATGTTTGCAGCGTGCATTTTCGCAGTTAATAACAGGGCGACTACGCCAACATTGAGTAGATTTATATCGTTGATCAGCGGTTTTATTAACTTCATCATAAGGTACGGCATATTGAGGTTCGTCGGAACCACTCCAAGGCCATTTAAATGGATTACGAACGATCAATTGATCTTTGCGAACATTATATCGATCGCAGTCGGATGGGGGGCAATTGGTATAGTGTTCGGATAGGGGTATATGAAGTAATTTATGTGCAGACTGGTGTATTTGGTGAATGGTGGTTTCAATGGGGGTCAAAAGTTGGGTTAGTTTGTTGTCATAGTATAGGGTTATTAGGAAATATATGATGATAATGGTGATTAATAGTTGGATAGTAGAATCTTGCATTTTTGCATAGATAATGTTACTTATATTGTATAATACAAAAAAATCATTGTATTTAAATTAAATATTATTTTTCATATTTAAGGTCCCCATGTGGAAATTTCGCTTAAGCCTTGAGCTTGAGCAAATAGTGCTGCGTCATTAGCATCGCCACCAGTTGGTAATAATTTAACAGTAGAATCAGCACCAGATACACGATCATTAACAGATTCAGTTACATTTGTCATATGTTCTGGGACAACAAAGGAATCTTTGTTAAGTGCAGCAAGCTTGGCTTGGTTACGTCTAATTTTTAGTTGAAGTTGTTGGAGACGGCGATTAATGAGGTCAGGGTCAACTTTGTTGGAAGTGGCATGTTCAGCAAATGTAAGAGGTAAGGGTTTTTTCATGGTGCATGAGAGATCTAGCATATTAATTAAAAGCATAATTATAATAACAGCTAATAAGATATAAATAATAATAGGAGAGGAATCCATTGTATGAGATAAGTTTTTTATAGTAAATACTTGTATATTATATTATATTTTTTTTATATAAAATTATAATTAATGTAAATTAAAAATGATTAAAAAATTATAAAAAATATAAAAATGATAAAAAAAATATAAAAATGATTAATAAAATACAAAAATAAATAGTTTATTTTAAATGTTATGTTTATGTTTAAGTTTAATTTATTCCCATTTGGGGGAGTAGTGTTTGGCAAATTCGGTGGTAACGAAATGTTTGCCGGATTGGAATATAGATTGTTTGTTCCAAAATAGGTGTTGTCGAAATTCAAACATTTTTTCGTCTTCGATTCGGTGTTTTAGGAAGAATTCGTATGGGATGTTATTTAATCGAGCCCAAATATAATATAATGAATAAACGCCACATTCGGTTAGGCTATTTTGTTGTTTAACGTTGCAAACTTTAATAGCTTCAGCTGTGCAATTGGGGATATTTTCAGTTTGTATGATTTTTTGTAAAGAATTTTTGGCGTCATTAAGCCATGTATTAAATTCAGAGCAAGGTGATTGTCCAGATGAGTTGAAAAATTCAACGGTAAATTTATTGGGGTTGCGGAAATCACCAAAAAATGCCATCCAGTGAATGCCGCGGCCAGAGTATAAATCGCTATTAATTACGCATGCAAATGTGTTGTATGATTTTTTGTAAATGTCAGTATGTATATTAACGGTAGCTAAGGTGTCATTTTGTCTTTTATAATCGCGCATATTAAAATTATAGGCATAAAATTTGGGAAATTTAAGTTGCCATTGGAGAAGTGAACGGTCGATATTAAAATTATTTAGTAATTCAATGCCTGTTGGGCCTGGAAGCTTAAAATTATTATTTAGTTCAGTTTTTATTTCAGTATCGGATAATACATTTGATAATTTGTCGGAAGTTAAAACACATCGTTCTGTATCACATTGGGTAATATTTTTAGCAGATTCAATAATCTCATCAGGTGATGATTTATTAATTTGTAAGGCTTCTTTGATTTTTATAATAGTGTTATGATCACTGCATGTTGAAGAATTATTATTAATAATGGAACATTCTGATATAGTCTCGGGGACTATTTTGGTATGTATTTGTGTAACGATATTTTGTTTAACATCATTAATATGTTCATTTTGATGATTAATATCATTGGATGAAGTGTTATTTAAAGTAAAGCCGCCTGTAATGAAATTTTCAATATTTTCAATATTTTCAATATTTTCATTTTCAATATTTTCAATATTTTCATTTTCATTATTAATATCATTATTAATATCATTATGGTCAAAAATAACATCATGAAATAAGTTTAGATCAAATGGTTCTATGGAAATATTTTCATCCATGTCGTATGAGTAGTAAGAATGTACGTTATCAATGGGTGAAGTATCAGTATTGATAAAAGTATCAGTATCAGTATTGATAAAAGTATCAGTATTTGTATTTGTTATGGTATCATTTTCTGTAAAGTAGTCAATATTATTGGTAGTATCGGCATCAACAATATAGTCGGTGATGTTGGTATGTGACATTTTATGTCTATGTTATAATTTTTATAAAAATATCAATTATATTAAAATACAAAAAATAAAAATATAGATTTTTTAAATTTATGGTTTGGAGTTATTGCCAATGGTTTTGGTAAAAACTTGGATGAAGCATAGTTCGGTATAGGGGGGTAATGATTCGGAGAGTGTAAGTTGGAAGAGGATGTCTTCATTATTGTCGATCCATATATTGACATAGTCTCCCATAGTGGTTTTGGATAGAATGTTGATATGTTCGGCCATAACATCGACGGATATAATGTCGTCGGGGTTAGTGTAATCTTTGAGCATAATTTTTTCGGGATTTTTAAAGACGACTTCCATTTCTTTGCCATGTTCGATTTTGGATTCAAAGGTGAGTGAGGATTCTTGGCTTTCTTTTTTAATGGTAATGATAGTGAATAGTTTGGACATTTTTTCAATTAATTGTTTAAATACTTTAGTGGAAATGCTAAATCGAATTGGATATATATTTTTTGTATTGGTATTAGGTTTGTTTAAAGTACTTTTGAACACTTTAATTGGTACGACGAAATTTTGATTATTATCATGGGGTACATGGTGTAAACGTATATTGAGTTTACTGTTCATATCAGTATGGGTGATCCACATCATAATGGTGTCGTATGTTTTATCAATAGAATTGAATATTTCGTCTAAGTCAATGCGTGCGACGCATACATGAATGTTATTATTATTTTTATTAATATTTTTAGTTTTATCGAGAAAATACCAATATAGGTTATTGCAATCAAAATTGGTAAATATCATGGTGTGTTTGGAGTGATCTTGAGTAGCAATGGATATGGAATCGGGTTTAAATACAAATTCAACATCTTGAACTTGGTAATTTTTTAATAAGCCAATTATTTTTTTAAAAATACTAGGATCGCGGCAGATTAATTCCATGGCATTATTATTATCTTTAGGGGTATTAACTATACCGCAGATAGGTTCAAAACTATCAGTTTTGGTTTTGCATGGACGACCAACGCGTCGTTTAGCATTTTGTTTATTAATATGTTCATTTTGGTCATTATTATTATGTTCATTTTTAGGTGTTTGTTTTTTATTAGTAGTAGTGATGATATTATGTGATGAATTAGAATCGGTGTCTGAATTTGATTCAGAATCATCTAAAGCATTATCAAGTATATTGTCCATTATTAAATTTTATTAAATTTTATTAAATTTTATTAATGATATAAAAATTCAAATTATATTTTATATAGAATTAATTGTTTAATTGTAATTTAAAAATAATTAATTAATTTTAAAATTAATATATTTGATTCATTTTAAATTGTATTATTTATAATGTAGTTAATATGTTAGAGTATCGAGGTAATATGTAATTTTTGAGTGATTTAGTAATATTGTCCCATGATTGTTGACCTTTATTGAGAGAATGAACTGTGGTATTAATGGCAGATGCGTAAGAGTCAAGAATGAATGTTTTGAATTCGTTTTGATTGAGACCGTCGAAATATGATTGTGGGACATTAATGGTGCGTAAAGAATTACGTAGTTCGCGTTTAAATTCATGGATAATATCTTTCATAGCAACGATATAAGAAATATTAGATTCGGTGATAATATTTTCATTTATATTTTCATTTATATTTTCATTTATATTTTGAACATTCTGAATATTAATTTCGTATGGTGTGGTGTCATTTGAGTCAGAATCTGACTCAGAATCAGAGTCAGAATCATTATCAAGGTCGGTATAAGAATTGGTAGTGAATATAGTATATTCAAGGGAGTAAAGAATAGCATAGTCGATAAGATAGTTGGAATCAATGAGTAAGTTAACAAATTGGTATTTATTATATGGGAATTTATTTTTATTGGATAGTTTTTTGTAGATGGCATTGTGGATATGGGTGGTGATTTTTTCGGATATAATGTCAAGTGATATTTGTATAGATTGTTCAAAGTCTAAGCGTAAGTGTTTAATGGTGTCGAGTGTGTTATGTGATATAATTTCTTGTTCAAGAATGTCATTGTAGTTAAATATGCGGTTGGTGCGTGCATTGTTAATTATAAAGGTAGCGGAATTAAGGGTAATATGGTCTAATTGGATATCTTGTGAAAGTTCGATTAGTAAGTCATTGCCTTGATATTCAAAAACAAATATTTTATCGGGTAATATTGTTGAATTAATATGATATATTAAGTTATATGGGGATGGTTGTGTGGATTCAACGGTGTATTTTTTAATGTTCATAAAGCGTTTAAGTATAGTATTATTGATAGGGGCATTTTTTGTTGTGTTTAAGTGGTGTTTATTGATATAATTGGAATCAATAAGTGGTAGTAAATTATATTGGATAATATTGTGTTGGGGATTATAAAATAGAATGAATGAGTGTTTAAAATTTTTAAAATTGTCGATGATTGATTTAGAGTCGTTGAATTCGCAGTCGTGTTTTTTAAATATAATATGAGCTGGGAGAAATTCGTCAATAGGGACTAAATCATAGCGGCTAGAATATATATATTTGATATTAGTAGATACAATTTTATCTAGTATTAGTTCATTTGTAATAGGAGGAGTTTGTAAGGTGGAATCTTTCCATTGTTCAATTTTAGAAAGTAGTTGTGTGCGAAAGGAACCTTGAAATGAATTTATGTTTAATTTAGCAAGTTGGATACTTAATTCATTCATGGGTGAGTTGATAATGGTATTTTTAAAATCAGAATCAATAGGTAGGTGTAAAATATTCATTATATATTTTGCAGTATCAACATAATGTGTAATCCATTTATTTAATATTAATTCATTAGTTTCAAGAATCGTATATAAGTTTGTAATGAATGATTCGGAGTTGCCTTTAGATGCAATTGGAACAATATGATAAAATATTTTGTTTAATTCATCACTAATAGTATAAATATCATCAAATAGTTTAAATATATTAATATAAGCAGATAAATTAAGTTCATTTTTTTCATTAAGTTCATTTTTTTCATTTTTTTCATTTTTTTCATTTTTTTCATTTTTTTCAGTTATTGATTTAATATCTTTACAAAAATTGTCGATTTGTTTAATTTGTGTGGGAATATTATCATAGTCGGTATGTTTTTCAATATATTTGGAAGTAATTGAAAATAGATCAGAAAAGTGTTTATAAAGAATAGTGCTGTTATTGATTAAAATATTAGTGGACATGATATTTAATTGTTGAAGTTTAAATTAAATAATAAATAAACTATATATATATGTTTTTATCTTTATAATTATATTTAAAAAATATGAGTAATTTAGAAGATGATGTTGTTACAGTAACGCCAAATTTGAGGCATGCTGATTTTAAGCCGGCAAACATTGAGATGCAGAAAAAGATCATTTCAGAAGGAAATACCATTAAAAAGGTAAATATCCCTACTAAAGTAAAGAAGTCAGACAATGTTAATGATTTAAATGATCATGTTATTGATATTCCGGATAATAAGAATAAAGCACCAGTGGTAAATAATGAAAATGTTAAGAAAGTAAAAGATATTACGAGTGTGGTAGAAGTGAAGGATACGAGTTTTTTAGGTGTTGTCAAGAGGTATAAGTTTGTTATTATAGCAATATTGGTTATTATTGTATTATTATTAATATTTTATTATATATTTTATATCAGATTGGAATCAAATAATAAACATATAAATATAGATCATAAACATGTAAATTCAGATAGTGTAAATAAATTTAATGTATCTAATAATAAGAAACAGCAACCAGCGGTATCTTATCATGATGAATTAGTCAATTCGGTATCGATGGATGAACTGAATGAAATTATAACAATGGAAAATTCTGCAAAGACTAAAGATGATAAACCTGTTAAAAATGAACAAATTAAAAATGAATTGGTAAAAAATGAACAAAATAAAAATGAACAAAATAAAAATGAACAAAATAAAAATGAACAAAATAAAAATGAACAAAATAAAAATGAATCATTAAAGGAATATATTGAGACAAGGAGAATTATTGAAATAAAAAAGAATAGTAATGACGAGAGTAGATCTGACGATGAAGAATCTAATAATGAAGAATCTAATGATGAAGAATATAAATCGGAAGATGATATAAGTGGAAGTTTTATAGAAGAAGAGGATAAAGATGACAATGTAAACAGTAAAGTAAGTAATGTAAATAAAGTGAATAATTATGTGAATGATTTAATGGGACCGGTGCATACGAAGAGTGTAGAAGATGATGTTAAATTATTGACGAATGTATCTGAATTATCGAGTAAAACTAAAAATGATAATAATAATCCAGAATTAGAAAAATTGTGTAAACATGTATTAGATTCGATTTCAGGTAGGACATGTAAGAAACAACATATGAAAAATTCAAATTACTGCGGAATGCATATTAACAGCCATCAATAAAAAAAATTGAATTATAAATTATATATTAAAGAATAAACCCGTATAAACTATAATTGATTTACATTAATTTACATTAATTTAATTATTTTACAAAATGCCTCCTAAAGCTAAAGTTACTACCGTTGAAAAGGATACTCAAGATGTTGTTGTCGTAGAGAAGAAAGCCGTTAAAAAGACTCCTGTTAAGGAACCTGTCGCTGAAAAAGCTCCTGCTGCTAAGAAAGTAGTTGCTGAAAAGACGACTCCTGAAAAGGAACCAGTTGAGAAGAAGAAAAAGGTGGCTGAAAAGGTTGTTGTTGAAAAAGTAGTTGTTGAAAAGGCTACGCCTGAAAAGGAACCAGTTGAGAAGAAGAAAAAGGTTGCGAAGGAGGTCAAGGAGCCGGTCGCTGCTGAAGTGGAGCCTAAAGTGGATGGCGAGGCAGATCATGAAGATGAAAGCAAGCGTGGTAGTGATGCGATTGGATTGATGTTTCCGCCTAGTCGTGTGAAGTTGCATATCAATCGTTATATTAATGGAGTGTTGGATGCTGAATTGGCTTTGGTAAAAGAAGAAGCGACTAAAATTGAGGATGCGGTAAAGAAGAGTGAACTTGATGATAAGTGTCATGCTCTTACTCGAGCTAAGACGCGATTTGCTGACATTTCGCCTACGGTTATGGCTTTGGTCTTGGATTATATGGTGCGTGGAATTGCGCATGAAGGAATGAACCATGCTTTGCATGCTGAAGATAAGAAGACTGTAACTAAAAAGCATATTTTGGCTAGCAGTGGTAAAAGTGCCGTGGCTGCATTGTATGAGAATTTGCCCGTATTTGTGGATGCATTGAAGGAGTCTGATGAACCAGTTGTTAGATCTCCTGAGGAAGATGCAGGTGATGCTTCGGAAGAACCTGTTGAGACATCTGATGATGCGCCTAAAGCTGAGGGATCGTTGACTGATCGTAGTAAATTTAATTCTTATATTTCGAAAGTGTTCACGGCTGTTAAGCTTGAATTTGCCGAATATAAGACAATGCGTGTTGCAAGCGATACGATTGTATTCATGAATGATTTGGTTGTTAGTACTATTCAACGTTTGTGTGTAATGTTGCGTGTTTTGCTTGAAGTTAAGGGAGCGAAAACCGTGGATTCCGATATGGTTATGTATGCTGTTCAATTGGCGTTGAACGATGGTCATGTTGCTACTAATACCATTGAATATGTCAAGGAAATGCAGAAACATACTGATAAGGATACTGCTGTTAAGGGAGATAAGGAAGTGCTTGTTGCTTATGTTAAGGTTGATTATGCGACTAGTTCTTATAATAACCTTAATAAGTATGTTGAAGCTAAGGTACAGGAATTTAACCAATGGCGTGATAATAAGGAGTCATTGGCTGTATCTGCTAAAGCTGAATCAGCTAAAGTTGAAGCGCCTGTTGTAGCTTAAAATATAAAATGATTAAAATATAAAATGATTAAAATATAAAAAAAAATATAAAAAAAAATATAAAAATATAAAAAATATAAAAATATAAAATATAAAAAATATAAAAATATAAAAAGATTAAAATTTATTTTTTTTATATTTTTTATAAATCTTAATTGATAGTAAAATGTTGAAGGAAATCGGTGGTGAAATATTCAATAGGATTTTGAATATTAATATTTGTGTAATTTTCAATAATGTATTTAAGATGGGGAGCTGAAAAATATTGAATATTGGGAATTTGTAATAATTGATTATAAATGTAGTCATAATTGTTTTTGATGTCATAATTATTATGTTCATATTTGATATTTTCATTTTTGATTAAATTATCATTATTTAGTAAATGTTCGTTTTTGATTAAATTATATGTTTGAATTATAATAAATTGAATGCAAATATGAAAATATTCAAGGATACGATTAGTGTGTTTAGTATCATTTTTATTATTTTTAGTATGGTCAGTAAAGTAATATTTTTTAGGAGGTAGAATAAGAAGTGGGTTAGCGCCTTCATTTAGCAAATACATGATAAGATCATTATTACCATAATTAAAGAATTCTAAGAATAGGGTAGTTTTTTGTGTTTTTTTAATGTAGTAGATTTCATTAATATATAGGCGAAAGAAAACATGAGGAAATAAATGTATTCTATGGAAATATTTAATCTGCATAATGCGGAATCCTCCTATTTTTTCAGTTCCATTAGCATAAACATGTAGATGTTGTAGTAATGAAATATTAGAATCTACAAATTTATTATTAATAATATGCGAATAGATATTTGAATCAAATGGTGCGCCATGATCAAGTGCATATCGAATCTCATCAGGTGAAATACCATTTTCATACATAAGACAAATATTAAGATATGAAATATTATGGAAACAATAATCAAGTACTGATTTTTTAATAATGTCTTGTAATTCTACTGAATTAAGAGAATTAATATATTTATCAATTGAATTCTTTGTATTCATTTTTTTACTTCAATAATTTAAAAATAATATAATTTCAAATTTAAAAAAAAATAATTAATGCAAGTAATTGATTATGTTGTTTGGACTTGATTTAATTCTATGTTCAGTCAACATTTGATTCGTTCTAAGATGCAAATTGAAATTTTTCAATACATCAATTTCATTCTGCAATAATTCGATTTGATTAATATTTTTTTCGTTTTGAGATCGAAGAAACGCATTTTCAATTTGTTGTTTTATCATTTGATCATGCAAATTAGCATTTTCAATTTTAGATGAATTAAGTTGGCTACTCAACGATTGAAGAAGATCAGCATCATGTTTAATTTCATGATTACTCACATCATGACTAACAACACTAACAGATCGAGATCGTTTGTTGGGATCTTCAAATGAATTGTCAATTTGTCGTTTACCATTCGATTCTTTTCCAATCTCTTGAGTTCCATTCGATTCTTTTCCAATCTCTTGAGTTCCATTCGATTCTTTTCCAATCTCTTGAGTTCCATTCGATTCTTTTCCAATCACTTGAGTTCCATTCGATTCTTTTCCAATCTTAATATTGCTATGTGCAATAAATTCTTCATAAATATCATCTTTGTTGTTCCCTGATGTATTAATGAAATATCTATTTTGTTGACTTGTATCACCAAATCCAGCACTGAGAGCAATATAATCAGGTACAATTTCCCCGGGTTCAATGTTTTTGGAATCAATGTTTTTGGAATCAATGTTTTTGGAAATTTTGGAATCAATGTTTTTGGAATCAATGTTTTTGGAATCAATGTTTTTGGAATCATTTTGTTTGGATTCTTTTTGTTTGTAATTTTTGGGGGTGTAAGTTGTATTTGAATAGTATTGTTTGCTGCGCATTTTTTCAACGTGGTGCAAACAAGTTGTGTATTTGTATGCACATGGAGCATTGCATATAGTATGGTCATAGTAAGAATATTTGCATTTATTAATACAATGACGGTGATCGTAGCACACAGCTAATTTTTCGTGAATGTGATTTGTGCAGCGTCCATTTGGATCGAAATACGTACATTGAACTGGAGTGGCATTAATCGTGTCGAGTGAAATACGAAAAGTTGTGGGTAAGGAATATTTGTAAAAGCATTTGGTGCATTTGGTGAATTTTGAATTGGTGATGGGGTAGTTGCAAATAGTACCATCGGGTTTTTTGTGATTGCATATAGTTGACATGTTTTGATGATTTGTTGATTTGTTAATTTGATTAATTGATGGTAATGTAATTAATTGATGTTAATGTAATTAATGGTAGATTGAATTCAATTTTTTTTTAATTATTGATTTTGTTGAGGTATAGGATGAGTTCTTTAACGAAGATATTGGCTTCGTCAATGGTGGATTCGTCGTCGAGGCTGACGCGGATGGTGCCTTTAAGGATGTATTGGTCGGCATTCATGGCGTATAAAACGTGGGATGCTTTGATATTGTCGGTGTTGCATGCAGAACCGATAGATATGATAATGCCATTATCGCATAGGTGTTTTTTGAGTTTGCCATTGCACATGGCGGGGAGTGTGCGTTTAACAACGGAGAATAGGAGGGTGTTGGGGAGGTATTGATCGTCGGCGTTGGATATAAATATAATTTCCATGGCGGGTTTAGGTTTGGATTTAGTTTGTGAGATAAGGTAGTCGCGGTACATTTGTGTGGGCATGCGTAAAGATATTTGTTCAATGATGTGTTTTTTGATATTTTTCATTTTATCGTTTTTTATAGCACGTGAGTTGAAGGTATATAGCATAGCGGCAAAGGCACCAGCTGCACCGCAGATATTGATGGTACCGCCGCGAAATCCATTGTTTTGGGTGCCGCCAATTTGGCCACATAGTTTGTAGCCACGTATAAGTTCTTCTTTAATAATAAGTAGTCCAATGCCAATGGGTCCGTGTAGTTTATGGAATGATATGGAATAGGAATCGATTTCTTCTTTGTTGGGGAATATCATTTGTTTTCCATATAGTTGGACAACATCGGTGTGGAAGGGGGTGTCATATCGGTGGCATAGTTTGGCGATTTTGGAGTATTCATTAATAGCGCCGGTTTCATTATTAGCGGCCATTATAGTGCATAGTGCTTTATTATTGTTGTTTTTAAGGGCATCTTCAACATCGGATGGGAGTATGAATCCGAGGGAGTTGGGTTTAATATAGGTAACGGTGGCGCGGGATTCTTTTTCAAGTTGTTCGAGGGTGTTTAAGATGGATTTATGTTCAATTTGGGAGGTAATAATATGTGGTATGGAGTTTGTATTGTGGATATAGGAGTCAACAATAGAGCGGATGATGAGGGAGTTAGATTCGCTGGCGCCACTAGTTAGTACAACGCGGTAATGGTCAGGGGTAATTTCGGGTTCATCGCCAAGGGAGAGTTTAAATTTGCCAAGTTTGGCAACATATTCGCGGAAGTTTTGTATTAGTGTGCGGCAGCGTTGGGCATTGCAGTAGTCGGCAGATGGGTTGCCCATATTGGTCCATGAAATGATTTCATCGATAACGGTTTTGGGCATAATGGTGGTAGCATTGTTATCGAAATATGCTTTAATTGAATTGAATTTATTATTTGACATTAGTTCATTATATATTAGTATAAATATATTAAGGTAGTAATTGTAAATTATAAATATAGATAAATATAAATATAAATAGATTTTGTAAAATATTTGTATAATATTTGTATAATATTTGTATAATATTTGTAAAAATTAATCATGGATGATCAGAATGAAAATATAAATGAAAATATAAATGTTCAAAATGATCAAAATGAAGAATTTATAAGGGGTGGGGAAGATGGGAACATAAATGTATTAATGCCATTAATGATTATTGAATCGGATGAAGTAAAAAAGGATAAGTTAACAGATGATGGTAATATAAAGAGGAATATAAAGCATACGAATTGGGTGAATGCTAATTATAAAAGGTTGCATTTGGAATTATTGAATAATATTAGGAACAAAGATGGTAGTGGGATGTTTGTTGTGCATAAGTTTAATGTTAATAATAAATATACGTCGTATTGGACAAATAAGGAGAAGTTTAAGAAAATGAGGTTGGCAGAAAAAGAAAAAAACCAAATTGTAGAATTATTGGAAAGATCAGATCAAACATCAATAATAGTATTTTTCTGCGATATGGGTGAAAATACAGTAAATATTAGTAGTAATTTATCTATTATGACTTTATATAAAATTTAAAAAAATAAAATTTTATATGAAAATTTATTAATTAATTAAAGTAGTTGTGCTTCGGATGTGTATAGGAGGAAGTAAATTTTAAGATTACTAGTACGTCCGATGCGTTGGGCGCGTCCAATTAGTTGGGCTTCAATATGGGTATTGTTTAGTTTATGGAAGAATACAATATCAGTGGCAAATTGGATGTTGAGGCCGGCGCAAATTTGTTGAGAATTGATAAGTAGAATGGGGATAGGTGATGTTCGAAATTGGTCGATAGAAGATGCAATTTGTTTATAGTCTCCTTGGAGATGGATAAATGGAATATTGCGTCCTTTAAGGAATTTGTCGATCATTTCTAGAGTTTCGGAATAATTAGCAAATAGTAAGATTTTGGTGAGTGGGTTGGTATCCTTAATTGTAGTGGATCCTTCGATGACGGTATTATAATTGATTTTGATAGGTTTGGTATTTTTAGGAATTTTTTGGTTGATAATATCGTATAAGGCAAGTAATTTTTGATTGGTGGTCTCAGTATTTAAGGGTTCGGGTTCTTTTTCAATGATTTCGTCGCCATTGGCTGTAAGCAGTGATTGTACATCAAAGTCATGGTTGATGTAAACTATATCATTTTTGATGGAAATTTTGAGACCACAACCAGGGCATTTGCATGATTCGCCTGTAACTTTGAAGCAATCGGATCCAATAATGTTAGAGCAGCAACGTGGGATCATAATGTCGACATCGCCGGCAGTATCCATTTTGCAAACAACACACATTTGTTCTTTCAAGTTTTGTTTCATGCGGTTGATTTCAATGCCGCTAATTTCGGATTTTTGTGTAATGTCGGTGAGACATTCAGTGATGGCTTTTTGTAAATTGATAGAAGTATATTCAGTATCGAATTTAGGATTTTTATAAAGTGAATTAGCGTTTTTAAGTAATTTGTCAATGATAGATTTAATTTCACTATCTGTATGATTGTTACGTGGTTTATGGTTGTCATCAACAGGTTGAGTGATAATAGGTGGTAGTTTGCTAATATAGGTATTGTAGTTGGTTAAAACATTAACTTGTGTTTTATATTCCATGTATAAAGTATATTTATTATTAAGCAGTTTTTTGAAAATTTCAAATGGCGAGCAAGCTGTAATACCAATAGCATTGGCGGCAGTACGAATGGCGTCACCATTTAGCATTTCGGCGAGTTCATTGGCGCCAAGATTTCCCATAAGTGAGATAAAGTTATCATTGGGATTAACATATACGCATTTGTATGTAGTATAAGTAGGAATATTAATAGATTCTTTAACAAATTCGCTTTTATTGCGTACATTAAAAATATTATTAATGTGTTGGTCGTGGAATACATCAAGTAATCGTCGTTTAAAGAACATGTCGGAAATTAGGTTAATAGGGGAATCATATTGTTTCTTTAAAGGTAATGATTCCATATAAGATGTGCCAGTATGATTCCATGTAGTGGATACGAAAATGGTAAACAAAGCATTGATTTTAACGGCTGTATTGGGGATATTAATGGTATCGAAATCATCGTAAATAGCGCGAGCAAATGGTGTATTATAGCACATTTGAGCGATAACATCTGGGATACTACGTAAGGTATTATGACTGCTGGGTGTTTCGTGGTTTAGGTAGAAATTAGAGACAGTGCCATTTTTAATGAGGATAATATCATAATAGTTAATATTATTGTGACGGTACAATTTGTAAAAATCATTCAAAGAATATTGGTCGCAAACAATAAAGTATGTTTTGTTTGTAAATTTGGTAATGGCATATTCCCATTGTTTAATAACGGATTTTCCAACAACAATAGCATTAGGATGAAGCATGCTGTTAAAGGTCATAGAAATATTAGAATGTGAGTTTATTGTATTAGTAGTCTCATATGAAAGATATCTAGTATAAGAAGTAAATGGTTTAAAATTAGGAATGTTAATATTTTCAGGAAATGGGATTGGATGTGGTTTATAGCAAATTAATGCAAGTATAATAATTGTTTTGCCACTTCCAAGTTTTTCGCTTAAAATGCAGGCAGTTGTTTCCATAATTTCAATTCGTGAGCTTTGTTGATTTTCGACATTAACATATCGTTTGTTTTCCAAATCAGATAAAGCTTTTAATGATGTTTCTTGGTGAGCATAAAGTTTAAGTTTAAAATCACTGGGAGTTTCGATTTTACTGAATTTTTCATCAAGTAAAATAGGAGTGGTTTCTGTAAATACATTATCAACCCAATCATTACTTTGTGGCGTGATTGGAATTTTAGCCGCCACTGTTTTTACTTTTTTTGTTACTTTCGGTTTTGGTGCAATAGCAGCCATTTTCTTTCACCTAGTTTTTTAAAATGATAAATTATAATAAATACTGATAATAACTTTCAATTTTAAAATAATCAAAAAAAAATGTTTTTCTGCTATTTTATTTTTTTTTTTAAATTTTATTAAGTAAATTTTCAGAGGTTAAAGTGCCTGATTTATGTAATTGTTTGGCAGCATTATATTCAACAATATCGGAATCGTCAACAGTTTTTTTGTAAAAACTATAATTGATGCGAGGTGTTTTTTTGAACCAATTAGCAATATCTATAACACGATCTTCTTTATTAACAAATGATTCAGACATATAGTCATTAAAACAATAAATGATTGTTAAAATCAATAGTATAATAACTATATATTTTAGAAAGGTTTCAATACACATACTAATTATAAATTATAAATAAATTAACACTAAGTAACATACACATATCATATATATTATTAGAAAATATAATCACATAGTAATTTAAATCATCATTTTAATTTTTTCATTGAATTAAAAAAATTGAAAAAAAAATTGAAATTTAAAACTAAAAATATAAAAATAAAAATATAAAAATAAAAATAAAAATATAAAAATAAAAATATAAAAATAAAAAATGTTAGAATTAGAAATTTTGAAAAAAACATTTAAAAATATAGATAAAAAATATAAGGATATAATTGGGTTTAAGTTGAGAGATGAGCTTAAAATAGCATTATCATTATTGGAGAAAGAGATATGTAATCATGGGTTAGAAAATATAACACCGCCTATTGAAAATATTTTTGAGTGTTTTAAAAATATTCATGAAATTAAAGTGATTTTAATCGGACAAGATCCATTTCCTCGTTCTGGACAAGCAACGGGATATGCATTTTCAGTACCAAAAAATCAACCAATACCGCCATCTACACATAATATTTATAAATGTCTGATGAATAATAAATTGATGGGAGAGAAGCCAACACATGGAAATCTAGAAAAATGGGCATCGCAAGGTGTATTGATGTTAAATTCAACGTTAACAACATTAATTGGAAGATCAAGTAAGCATAAGTTTTGGAATAATTATACGGATGCACTTATAAAAGAATTTGATAAATCTACATATATTTATATATTGTTAGGTGATGAGGCAATTGAAAAGAGGAAATTTATTGTAAATCCATCAAGTACAGTATTAACATGGGGTCATCCTTCATCGTTATATAGTGTTAATAATATAGAACATCCAGATAATTTCAAGTATTGCGATTGTTTCACTAAAGCCAATAAAATTTTAATCAGTAAAAATAAAACACCAATAAACTGGGATCCAAATTATGATGTTAATATTAATAATACAATTAATGATGATGTTAATGTTCTGAAAGAACATATTAATGAACTAAATGAATCTATAAATGATGTTCAGAATGAACTAAATGAATCTATAAATGATGATTCAAATTTACAGGCAAATTCAAATTCGCAATCACAATCAAATTTACAATCAAATTTACAGGCAAATTCAAATTCGCAATCACAATCAAATTTACAATCAAATTTACAGGCAAATTCACAATTACAAATACAGTTGGTAGATCAGTTGCCAGTATCATTTGATGTATTTTATAAAATGGTATCAAAGGATATGATGAAATCGAAAGATATGGTTAATTCAAAGGATATAATTATACATATATTTACGGATGGGGCGGCAAAGAATAATAATGTACCAGAAGTATGTACAGCAGGATGGGGATATTATATAGTAGGGGATTTGCCTATATCAAAATGGAATAATGGTAATGTTGTAAGGACGGTGGAGGCACATCCGTCAAATCAGAGAGGTGAGTTAAATGGGATTTATAATGGGTTATTAGAAATAAATAAGATAGTAGATATGATATCGGATAAGGTAATAGTAAAGGATAAGTATGGTAATAATGCAAATAATATAAATATAAAATTAATATCAGATTCAGAGTATTCATTAAAAATAATTTCAGAATGGTACGCATCATGGGTATCAAAGGGTAAATTGGAGTCGAAAAAAAATTTAGATATTATTTCGCCAATGATGGATGTGGTAAATCAATTAAGGAAAAAAACGATATTTGGTGTAAAGCATGTAAACAGTCATATAAAGGAACCAATCAGGGGTACATATGAATGGTTTTTATGGTTTGGTAATGAGGTAGCAGATAAATTGGCATCAACTGGTATTAATAAAAGATAAAAGATAAAATAAAATTGAATGTATTTTATTTTTTATAATAAAACAATTGAACAATGTCTACAGTATTTGTAGATTATAGTAATGACTTATTTTCGGTTATAAATAACTATAATTTAGTTAAATTATTTCTTGATATTGGTGCTAATCCTAATATTCAAGATAAAAATGGCCAAACTCCATTACATGTAGCTATTGTTAATATAGAACTAAATGAACATATTATTGATTTACTTCTTAAACATGGTGCTAAGCCTAATATTCAAGATAAAAATGGTAATACGCCATTGTATTTTGCAGTTAAAAATAAAAATACAGATATTGTTGAATTACTTCTTAAACATGGTGCTAATGTTAATATACAAAATAAACATGATAATATATTGCATATTGCACTTGAACAAAAAACAACAAAAATTGTTAAACTACTTATTATACATGGTGCTGATGTTAATAAATCACCAAAAAAATATGGATATTCTCCATTAGAATATGCGATTATATATAAACAAATAGATATTGTTGAATTGATTCTTAAATATGGTGCTGATCCTAATATTCGAATAAAGCATGATACCTACAATCTATTAGAATATGCAATTGAAGAAAAAAGGCCAAATATAGAAATAATTGAACTACTTCTTAAATATGGTGTTGATCCTAATATAAAAAATGAATATGGCGAAACACCATTACATAATGCAGTTGATAAAAAAAGATCAAATGCAAAATATATTAAACTACTTCTTAAATATGGTGCTGATCCTAATATAAAAAATAAGTTTGGCGAATCACCATTACATATTGCTATTGACAAGTTTGATGGAACAAAAGGAATATCTATCGTTAAATTTCTTCTTAAATATGGTGCTAATCCTAATATAAAAAATAACTATGGTGATACTCCATTGGATATTGCTATATTAAATAATGCAAATATAATAATAATTGAATTACTTCTTAAATATGGTGCTAATCCTAATATACAAGATATTAATGGTTATACTCCATTACATATTGCAGCTGAAAATAAAACCCCAAATATTGTTGAATTACTTATTAAATATGGTGCTAATCCTAATATAAAAGATAAAAATGGTCAAACATCATTACATGGTGCAATAGCGTGCGAAGACGAAAAAGTAATTGAATTAATCAATATATATAATAGAGAATTGTTTTTAAATTCGTGTATTGGATTAAAACAGTATAATATTGGAATAAATGCATTATTTATAATTGGGAAAGAAATAATGATAAATATTTCGGATAAAGAAATAGTGGATATAATTAATAAATCGAAAATGTATTAATAAAAGATAAAAAATATTTTAATTTTAGTATTTTAAATAGCAGCATGGAGTTGGGTGCGGATGATGTCCATATTGTGTGGGGAGATATGGTGTGTTTTTGTTTCATCGGCGAGTAATGTATCTAATTTATTTTTTAAATTTTGTTCGAATTGTTGTAGAGTGGTGTCGTCGATGGGGAGGTCAGGGTTTTCATAGTACATGCCAATGGCAAATATTTTTTCGTTGTCGGATTTTTTAGCATTTTCAATTTCTTGTTTGATCATAACATGTGCTTTATCAAAAATCATATTTTTTAGGGTTTCAAATGTATTTATTTTACCAACATCTTCATTTTTATCAAGTAATACAGGTGCTTCAAGTAAACGTGATGTAACACCATTAGGACATAAAACAGAGTCATTTTCAACGGAATCAGATAAAGCTTTAATGATATTTTCGCGCATAATGTGTGAATTGGCTTCATTGCCTTTAGCATAGGTTCGGCCCCATACGCGTGATAGAACATTTTGTTCATTGGAATTAAGAACGGATACATGTCGATTATATTTATCGATATAGTCAAGTGTTTTAGTCGCATTGTGTTTTTCGGTATTAGTTAATTTTGATTTTGTAATGAAAGATATAATGTCAGTTTTAGCATTATTGAAAGGGATGCTATCATTAGAGATAATATCAAATGTGTGTTTGATATCGGTGTTGACTTGGGTGTCATGTGTATTTTGTGGATCGTTAGTATGTGTTTTGGAGTGTTCAAGGTAGTGTGTAATAGCTTGTTCTTTATTATCAGAAACAGTTTTAGCTTCATGTTTAATTTCAGATATGGTTTGATTTCTAACAATTGGCAATATTTGATCGGCAAATATAACAAAATTAAAAATATCTACATCATTTTGATCATTGTGATCATTTTGTGCAAATAGGTCATTTTGAATAATTAGTTCATTTTGTACATGTGGTAAAGTGGTAATAGGGCGGAGTTGTTCATTTACAGTATCAATGGCATTAATAATAAAATCGCGGGTGGGTATGTTGGGGTCATTGGCATTAGTTTTGCCAACGGTAGTAACGTCGTCTGGGTCTTCATGTAGAAGACGTTGTAATGTAGTGGTGTATCCATTAATAACATTGGGTGTAATATTATGGTTGTGTTCGTTTAAGTGTTCAACACGTGTGGTAAGAAAGTCATCTTTGGATGTTTTTTTCTTAATTTTAGATGAGTATTTTTTGGCAGTTTTAGATTTAGTATCGTTGATGCCAGATGATTTGGATAGAAATTTATATGAGTTAGTGCGGTTAGTAGTATCAGTGGAGTGTCCACAAAGTAAAGAGTATATTATTGTTATAGTTATAATTACAATAATAATTATAGTTATAATGTTTTTATTAAGAAAAGAGTTTGCCATTAATAATATATATATATATATAATTAAAAAAATAAATGTATATGCACAGTTATTATTTTTTTAAATGTGTGTCAATGAGGTTGGTGGCAAATATTTTATATTTGGAAGTGATTGAATCTTGGTGATTTTTAGTTAATTCATTGAAGACGGTTGTAAATTTCAAATCTTGAGAAATATTTTCAGAGACATCTTTGCATAGTAAGTTAATAAAGTTATCGCGGGATTTAGATGTAATTTTTCCAAATTTGTTTGATAATTTGGATAGACGGTTATTGTTGAAATAACTCATAGCAATGCGGTTTAAGTAATCAAGTTGGGATGTTATTTTTTCATTAATTAAATCAATATTTTTATTAGGAATACGAAGAATATGGCTATTATTGATGGTAGAACGGAGTAGTAAGGAATCAACTGTGTTTTTCATGGTATAAGTTTTAGCAAATCGAATGCAGTTATTTAAGTTATTTTGATATATTATGGGAATTTTGTTGAGGAAAAAGGTGTCGAGTAAATCATCGCGATCGGAAGTGTTAAATGTTAGGGTGGTGTTGTCGATTGAAATAGTTATATTGTAGATAATCATATCGGAGTTATGAATAGTAGTATGTAACAATAATTGGGAAGCATTATGTTTTTCGGTTAAATATTCGAATAAAAGTTCAATTGATTTTTTGTAGTTGGCAAGGATATCAGTTAATTTGGGATTTGAAATGTCGATTTTTGATGCAGTCACGGTTATGGTGGAATCATCACCAAGAGGTTTTTCTTCAATAATATATATAATTTTGCCATTTGAATCATGTAGAGGTAATTGGCTCAAATTGTCATCAGTAATATTAGGTATATTCATTTTAAACTATATAATTATTCATTTTAGGTTTAATTTAAATTAATAAATAAATTAGTCAACAATCATATCGGAAAATATGGACCATTCGGCAATTAAGTTTTTGCTTTGATGTATGTCAAGAAAATTAGGAAGGAAAATTATTATGAGTGGTGGTGGTTGATTAAAATCAACTGGTACAATTTGTAGTGTTATTTTTTGATCATTTGTGATTTTGTTGATTGTAAATAAATTATAAATAGATAAGTCTAAAGATACATTTAATACATTTAAAAGAGATTTATGTAAAGCAACGTATGGGTTGTCGAAATTAGAATAGACATTTAATTTGCCAGATTGAAATTTTTCATATGATAATATGAAGCAAAATTCAATTATAAAATCGGGTTGGATATAAGTTGAAATTAGGTAATTTTTAAAATTATTGGCTTGTGATATAGATTCGGAATTCATGGGTGTAGATGTAATTGATTCAATATTTTCCATATATCGATCAATTTCATCAATTTGTTCATTAATATTTGTTAATGTAAGTTCATTAACATTTGTTAATGTAAGTTCATGATGATTCATTATATGTTTTTTTTCTATTTAATTATATGATTTTTTCTATTTAATTAAAAAAAAATAAATTTTATATTTGTAAGTGCTATATTTTAAGTGGCAAATTTTATAAGGGCATTGCCGGAGGCATCAATAGATAGGAAATTAAGTGCGGTGCCGCTTATGTACATATTGCATGGATTAAGTTGTGAAATATCGTCGCTGGAATATTCAAGACGGAATTCGCGAATTTTGCTTAGTTGGATATAGCCGGAGGGTTGGAAGATGTCGCAGTGGAGTGAGAATGGTATGAAGTAGGCGCCGGAGTCATCGGTGGTGGTGATGGAGTCGTAGTTCCAAGTGGTGTATTTGTTGAAGAAGTTGATGGGGATATTTTTGTATATGTTGGTGGTATGTGCGATGATGGATAAATCATTAATGCATGGTTTTTGATCGTAAAAGGTGCCAGTGCGTGATACGATTTGTAATACGGGCCATGTGGCGGGGTTGATGATGGTGGCGGGGAGTGAAACTTCTTGGAGTATGCGTGAGTAGTATAGTGGCCATTCGGTGAATTTGCGGTTATTGCTGGAGGGTTGTACGCCAATATACATATATTCAAGAGGGAATTTAAGGTTGTTGATGAGTAGGCTTTTGGATGGTGTATTGAGTGTGATTTCTTGTTGTTTATGTAGACGTATTAGGCTAAGGGATGGACGGTTTTTAAATAAATCGCTGATTTCGGGGTCGAGGTAAATGTTTTTAGAGTATAGTTCGATTTTTTCGATGCCAAATGAAATGTTATTGGGGATAGGGATGATGCGATCGTTAGAATCGATAGCTTCGATGATATTATTAAGTGAGTTAAGTTCAATTTCAATATATTGTTGTAATGAGATGATACCGCCAGAGATAAGTGATTGTTCGGGGTATAGATTGAACCAAAATATTAAAGGAATCCATAAATCGAGGGGGGGTTGGTATGGTTGTGCGGTTTGAGGTCCATTTTTAAATAATAAACATTGATTAACGCGTTGGTCGCGGTGGTAGTATGAACCAGATTTAGGGTTTTCTTGTCCGATGAGGTCATTCCAGCCTTCAAGTTTTTCGCTAGCGATGCGGAATTTATCGTAGAAAAGTAGATCACGGGAGGTGTATTCGTCAACTAGGGTTTCATTATATTTAAGTTTAACGCGGTTAAGTAGGCGGATTCCGGGTTTGTCTGTATATTTATAACGAATGGCGTCGCGGTTGTATGAGCCATCAGTTAAATTAACAGGATCGGGGGTACCGATGGCGTTAAAGCGGATATGTACAACCATATCATTGAGGAAATCGCCAGTGTTTTTGGATAAGTCGAATTTAACGGTAGAAGTATTGGTAAGGTTATTGGATTGTATTTTGCCATCGGCGATGGTTTTGAAATATTCATATGCAATGGAGACATTCGGTTTATATTCTTCGCGAACATATAATATATGTGTGTTGGTTACATCACGTAAGATGGCACGAAAATCGTTATTTATACCACGTGAGAGGCGTTTGTTTTCGTTATAAATAGAGATAAGTTTTTCATGTAATAGTTTTTTGCGTGTGATTAAATCGTCAGAAATAGAGTCATTAGTGGCAAGAATAAATGCTGCTGGTTTTGACATAGTTTAGATTATATGTATAATTATGAATAATTATAAATTGTATATATTTATATTATTATATTTTAATCATTTATAATAATATTTCAATCATTTATTAATATAATTTTTATAGTATGTTTTTCAAATTATAATTTATGATATTTATATGTAATGCGCCATTCAAGTAAGTCAACACCTTGAATTTGTTTTAGTTTGGATTCCAATATCATAGATTCGTCGGGACAAAGTCTTTTAGAGATATTAAGTGTTTTGAGTACTTTGGATACATCTTCGAGTTTTCTATATTCAGGGTATCTATGTTTTAAATCCCAGGTATCAATAGTGCATATGCTGCATCGGAGGGATGTAACCATATAGGAAATAGTTTCATATTTCATTTTTTTTATACCATTAATATCATCTAGAATCTTATTTTTACATAGATCATAATCGATTGTAGATAATAAATTGTTATAGTCTGCTTCAATGCTGTTACTGAGAGCACTAAGCCGTTGTTGTGTTTCAATTTGTTTCATATTTATCGCATTTTGTAGTTCCATTTTAGTTGTTTCAAAATCAGACATAATGTTAAATTATAAAGTGATAAAATGTTAAAGTGTTAAAATGTTAAAGTGTTAAAATGTAAAAGTGTAAGTTAAAGTGTAAGTTAAAGTGTAAGTTAAAGTGTAAGTTAAAGTGTTAAAATGTTAAAGTGTAAGTTAAAGTGTTAAAATGTTAAAATGTTAAAATGTTAAAATGTAAGGTAAAGTGTAAAGTGTATGTATGAATGGTGTAAATTATATAATAGGAATTATAAATTATATATACAAATATATTTATATTATACATAATTATATAATTTATACAATTAATAATGTTTAGGTTTAAGTCAATCAATGAGAGTAGAAATGAGGTGAGATCTGAGGAGAGTAGAAATGAGGTGAGAACTATAGTGAGTAAAACGGGTAATAAGCATCAGGATGATTTGAGGGATATAAATATTAAAAGGGATAAGGAGGTGGTTAATAATATTGATAATATTGATGGGAAGTTGTCAGTATATGATAAATTAACGTGGGTTACATCGAAAGCAATAGATATGTGGTTTAGGAAAAATAATTGTTCGATTATTATATCATCATATAATTCGCATCAGATATATTCGATAGGGGTTAATAACATTGAAAATAGTAATAATCTTACAGTATGGGTAAATGAGTTTTTGAGACCAATGGGATTAGGTGTAAATAAAAATTCGTTGTTTATATCGAGTTTGGGGAGGTTGCATTATTATGAAAATTATGGGCCAAAAACAAATTATGAGAATTTAGGGAGATTTGAGCCAGTATATTATCCGAGGCATTTATCGTTTATAGGTGATGCGGATATTCATGATTTAAGGGCAAATTCGGTGAATGAATTATATTTTGTGTTAGCAAAGTTTAATTGTATAGCAAAGCCGTCGAAAACAAAGTCGTTTGAGGTGTATTGGATGCCACCATGGATAGAATTTAGTGGTAAGAATGCATCGTATGCATTAATGCCATGTGAAGACAGGTGTCATATGAATGGGTTATGTTTATTGAATGATAAGCCGAAGTATGTGACAATAGCAGCGATGACAAATTTTTCGGGGGCGTGGAGGGAGAAGCAGAATCAGTCGAAGGGAGTAGTGTATGATGTGGTGGATAATAGGATGGTGTGTGATGGGTTGTGGTCGCCGCATTCGCCGAGGATGTATATGAGGGAGTTTAAAAATTTAGATACGTCGGTGACATATAAGTATCCAACATTGTGGTTATTGGAATCGGGGACAGGGCATTTGGGATATGTAGATGAGAGTACGAAGAGTTTTGTAAAGATGAAATTTATCCCGGGGTTTTTGAGAGGGTTAGATTTTGTGAATAATTATGCGGTAGTAACATCGTCGTTGGATAGGCATGATAAGGCATTTGCGGAAATTCCATTAAGTAAGTATTTAGATGCGAATAATATGCCGTCAAAGTGTGGATTATGGATTATAGATATGAACACAATGGATATAGTTGAGTTTATGGAATTTACATCGGGGGTAACAGAATTATATGATGTAGCGGTTATAGCAAATATAGGGTTGAGGCCGCAAATTATAGATATAAATAATGTAGATATAATAGAAAAATTTGATTTATAAATTGTAATTTATAAAAGTAATGCCAATAGTATTGTCGTTAAATGGGTTGTTGGTGAAGGAGAGTATTATAGTGAAGGAGTATGGTATGGATTATTTGGTGAAGTTGAAGGATAAATTAACAATAGTGTCGAGGGTGGAGAAAGTAGAAAAGGTATTAAAGATGTATAAGATGATAAGTGATAAAATCTTGTTGTTGCCAAGAATGTTAGTTAAAAATATAGTAAATATGTTTCCAGATGAAAGGTTCATAAATAATATACCAGTATGTGAGGATATGGATATAGTGGCGAAGGTGACATTTAAATTATTCAATAATCAGAGAATATTTGTGGATAAATTAATGGAGGATGTATTTACAGAGGAGAATAGTAAGAATGGTATGTCGAGTTGTATAGCAAAAATGGGGACGGGTGAGGGTAAGTCATATTTGGCAGCAGCAGTAATAGCAAGGTTGAGAAAGAAAACATTAATTGTAGTGCATGATAAGGGGATGCAGAATAATGAATTTTCAAGTGTATTGTTAAATACATTGGATGGGTTAAATTTATGTGTAAAGAATGATGATACGTTGATAGAAAAAGCAAATGTGGTGATATTGGTGATTAATACGGTGATGAAGAAGTCAGTAGATTTTTTCAAGCAATTTGGGTTGATAATAATGGATGAGATTCATATGTATTGTACGGAGAAAAGAGCGGAGATATTTTGGAATGCAAATGTGCAGTATGTGTTAGGGTTATCGGCAACTCCAGATGAGAAGAGAGATTTGTTTCATAAGATAGCGATATGTTCGGTGGGTAAAATTATTGATGTGGAGACATTAGAGGGGTATGAATCAGCAAGTAAGTTTAAAGCAGAGGTGAGGGCAATAAAATATTATGCACCAGCAGAATATATTTTGCATGAATCAAATAAAACATCCGGTATGTTGATGACACATAAAACTGTAATGAAAATGTTAGAAGATCCATATAGAGATAGATTGGTAATTTCATTACTAAATGAGTTGTTAGCAGAGAAACATTCCATATATATATTTTGTCAATATAGAGAATCAGTAATGCATTATTATAGATTAATTAAGAGTGTTAATGGTAATAATGTTCAAAATGATCATATAAATAATAAATTAATTTATGCGCCGGAGGCATATCCAATGATGGGGGGTATTACGAATGATGCATATGAGAATGCGAGGATGAAAGGTAATATTATTATTATTACATATAGTTATGGAGGTACAGGAAAAAGTATTCCAAAGATGACTGCTGCAATATTTGCATCGCCAATGCGATCAAATTGGACACAAATTAGTGGGAGAATTCTTAGATTAGGGTCGGATGCATCTATAGTAAGAAAATATATAGATATAATAGATGGGTCGACAATATTAAAGTATCAGTTTTATGGTACAAAGAAAGATCAATTAACTGATAAAACTGATAAAACAAGAAGGAAGACAAGAAAGGAAGTATATGATGAAAGGGGTTTTCCTATAACCTATGAATCGGTACATTACACAAATTTATATACAGACGAAGAAAGAAAACTCAATAATATTAATGATAATAATGATAATAATGATATTAATGAACAATATGATGATTAATAAATGTGATTAATATTCTTAAAACATATTTTTTTTTAATTAAAGATAATATCGATATCTTATATAGCACATTAGTATAATAAGAGTATATTTTGTAAATGAGTGTTAGTGATCAGGGAAAATCGTTAAATAAGCCGATGACAGATAGTCCGAAGACTAATAAGTTTGTAACGGAAATTCCACAAATGAATGTAAGGGAAGCCGAAGAAAGGTTTCCGGGATTAGTGCCATCGAGGGCGGAATCGCATTTGGTGGGGAATTTAACGTTAAATTATATTCCATTGAAGGATGATTTGAAGGTAACGCCGAGTATATCGGTTCCAGTATATGGTGTGAGGAAATCGGATGGGGTTTTATCATTAATAGTAGAATTTTCGGTTACAGATTTTGTGAATAGGGTGATGCTTATAGTTGATCATACAATAGAATGTACAATATCGTGTACTTTTATGTTGAGTCAGGGACAGGCGATGCAGTTGCCTTTATTGCATATAGAGCCAATGGATTATGCGGAATTAATTAATGCAGTGAAAGAGAAGAAGAATTCGATTGAATCGATATATAGGCCGTTTAATACATTTAATGCAAATGATCATATTGGTACAGCATTATATAAGTTGCATATGGTTGGGGCTAGTTTATGTGTGGAGAGAATAGAATTAGATCTTAGGCATACGTTCTTAACAGCGTGGACGCATTCGGTTAATGATCAATTGAGGATAATACAGGGTGGGTTGCCAATTATTGAAATGGCGAATTTTAATATTCAGAGACATCCACCTGGGAATACAGTGCAGAATGAAACGCAAAATAATGTTATGAATAGACAAGTTGAACAAAGAAAATTGCAATTGCCTCCACAGTTCCCAGAATCGGCAAAGGTACCAGTTCAGCCGTTGCCTGTACAATCGACTCAATCGAGTCAATCTGATAATATACCTAAACCGCCAACATTGGAGCAATTGAAAAATATGATGAATAAGAATAAGAATAATATTTCGGCTACGAAACCAACTATAAATCAGCAGTCAACAATGACACAACCGTCAACAATGACACAACCGTCAACAATGACACAACCGTCAACAATGACACAACCGTCAACAATGACACCACAGATAGGTGATAAGAAAATAATAAGGCAATTGCGTCCACCTGAAAAAACGCCAGTGTAATCTAAATTGTATTTTATAAATATAAAGTTAAAAATATATATAAAATATATAAAATATATATAAAGTTAAAAATGTCAAAGATTAAGTCAGATGTTAAAAAGGATATAGAGGAAATTAAGTTAATTAAAGCAGCAATTATGGAGGATAAAAGGTATCATGAAGCGATAAATATGCATGGATGTGGTTTGATAGCGGATGTGGTTAATGAGTTAGAGTTTACGAAAATTTCGGCAGATGCAGTGTATGAAGTGTTGATACAAGAGGATTTTATTAAAAATATACGTAAAAAAATTTTAAGTAGTTCAAAGGCGGATAATAAATTGTCAGATTTGCAGAATGATGAGGGAACAAGGTATATAACAAAATATATAATAGATTATTTAACGTCAGCATATATTGTATTTGCTATTGATAACAATTATATGAATTATGCAATGACGATTCCAAATTTAAGGGAAACGGTAATTAAGGCACTTGAGAAAAAGATAACAATATTGAGGGGGTTATTTCCAGTTGAAAATTTAGAAGTTAAAAAAGTAAAAATAACGTAAAATAAAAATTGAAATCGATTGGGCATTAATATATAAATCAATCCAAGCAACCAGTTACAATAAATATGGATCCTAATTATCATCCAGATGAAACAAATAATGGCTGTCCTGGGTGTCAATTTTGTAATACGGCATTGTTGCTTAAGAAAAAGCAGGAAAGACAGAACAAATTAAAAATGATGAACGCACAGAATGCGAAGAATCAATGGACTGGTCGATCTAATAAGTAATATTATTAATGATTTTTTTTTGTACATTGTAATAAAAAAAATTGAATTCGATTGGGTATTAATATATAAATCAATACTATAATACAAAGCCACATCAAAAACAATCAATTTCAAAATGAATGTTCAATTGAATAAGCCAAATAAGATTAGCCGGAGACAACAACTGGTGTTGGAAATGTCTGAGGCGATCATTTGTGTTCCGGTTCCTGATACGGTCAGATTGACGAGAAGCAAGTTGGAAACAATTATTAATGGTACATTTGCGCCAAAAAAGAGACATTTGATGATGCAATATTCATCAGAATCTAAATTGATGCCAAGAAAGTTGTTTTAATTAAATGGTGTTTTAATTATCTGTTGTTTTATTTTTTGTATAAAAAAAAATTGAAAGTAATTTATGATTAATACAAAGTTAGTAATCAAATCGGAAAGTGTTTTATTTATTTTATATATATTTATGTTAAATTATAATAATGATAAATTGTGTGTCACATAGTGTAAATGATGTAGTTGATGCGGGTGGTGTTTATTACGAAGATGATATTATAGAAGATTGATGTAATTAAATAAATCTTTATTAAAGTAAAGATTAGGGTAAATAAATCTTTTAAAGAAAAGATTAAAGTAAATAAAGATTAGAGATTATAGATTAGAGATTAAAGATTAAAGATTAAAGATTAAAGATTAAAGATTAAAGATTAAAATATAGTATAAGTTATTTTTTTTTTATAATGTTATTTTTTTAATTGTGATTATTTTAATTCGAGAATAATATTTGGTGGTGGTGTATTACTGGAATATTCATCCCAGTAATTATTCATAAGCATATCTCGGATAGATGTAATTTTTTGTGGGTGAGAGCGTAAATATTCGCGGTTATATATTTTATAAGTACCACGAACATCAATATTGTCAAGTAAGTTATATATATGTGGGAATGATGATTGTGGTGCAAGCATTTTATATAATTTATGAAATAGAAAGCATATATCATTGTCAAATGGGAATGAAGGTGTATGGCGTGGATCAATTTCAATATAGTTGAATATATTTTTTTCGGGTAAGCTGGAGAATCCAAAGTCAATAATTTTGGGAATTATTCCAAAATAGGGAACATAGAATATTTTGTCATTAGCAGTATATGAGATATATTTTATTTTTTGTGGATTAAAATCGAAGTCATTATATTCTAAAATAACATTACCAGGGTGTAAATCATTATGTTGGAATAATGGATATTTTTCTTTAATTCTAAAAAATGTATAGATAATCATAAACATGAATGATTTAAATAGAATAATATTGAAGGGATTATCGATATAAGATTCTAAATATATTTTTAGTGTTGTATTGATATTGCCAAGGGCAATAAATGATATTGCATCATATGATATACCTTTTTGAGCAGATATTTTTTGATTACATAAAGTGGTTAATACTGATTTTTCATTATCTATGGAATTATATAATTGAGCATAATTGCTGTCGAATGATTTAAAGCAATACTGATCGCTGGGTGCTAGTTTTAGTAAATTATTACATTTTTTAGCATAGAAAATTAATATGATATGTCTGGTGATATTAGTTTGAATAAACTCTTCGGCAAAAATTTCAAGTATTTTAATTTCACAATCAGTCATATTCATATATTTTTTGTCATTAGGATTATTTGTTAACATTTCTGGGATGGTTTTATTATAAAACACAATTTTAACGGTGTAATAAACTTTACGTTGTGGCATATCCTTTAAGGGTGTTTTACATCGAACAAAGCGGCTACCAGAGAATCCAGTCCAGTGTAATTCTTTAGTAATAGATTTTAGGAAGGTTTTAAGTGATGTGCAATCAAAAATGTTATATTCGATAATTGATTCAATTATATCTTTTTTAAATTGAAAAATAATATTATTGCCATGTATATTTATTAGTTGTTCACGAAGTTGTGCCTGTTTATCGATTTTTTTTTCATTTAATTTAATATTTTCATTTTTTTCAGTTGCTGATATAATTGTACTTTCATTTAATGGTATATTAGGTGAAGACATTTTGCCTATTTATATAACATATATATTATTAAATTATTAAATTAAAAATTAAGAAGTTTAAGTAAAAAAAATATGATGAGTTTATAATTTAGATATACATAGATTTGATTGATGGGTTTAGTTCTAATTTATGGGATGTACCATGGGAGCGTTTGAGAATATCGATATCGTGTTTGGTAACAATATATGGGATGGTAAAATTAGGTAAGTAGCATTCTTTATAGTTGTTGTTGGTGAGGTAAATGGCATTTAATCGTTTGATAATTCCGAATAATTGGCGGCGTAGTTCACGGACGCCTTTTTCTTTTTCGTCAGAGCTAAATTCTCGGATTATGG